CACTGAACATCGTCATATCAACGCAGCGTACCTGCATGGTGGCGCACAGCCGTTTGATGGCTACGCGATAACTCGCACCCGCAACGGCGTTCGACGAGTTCTGCCCCTTCCCTGCCCCAGCTTCAGCCCTGGTGTACCAGGTCGGTGGAATCCATGCGACAACCGTCTGCCCATTCGCCTGGGCATATGTGATCATGCTGCGAATGTTGGCCAGGGTAGTGTTTATGGAAATCAGTCCCTGGATGTCATTGGTACCACCGGCGATGACGGTAACGCCGCCGACAAACCCCTTCGTCTGCATGTCCGCCCACATGTTGGTCGTGGTGTAGCCCGGCACTGCGTAGTTGGCCACGTTGTCGATCAGTAGGCCGGCCGATCCCTCCAGGGCCTTCCTCATGGCGCGATCCCAGCCTCCGTGGATCGGGGCTGACATCGAGTCACCGTAGATGGTGATGCCGACGTTCTGCTTGCCTCCCTCGACCGCCAGCCGAGTCCTGGTCCACCCACTGACTGAGATCGACGTGACGGTCTGCGGCATGAAGCCGAAGCCGGCGCGAACGATATCGCTGGTCGTGGGGATGAGCGAGGTAGCCTGAATCCCACCAACAAAGATGGCGAACTGACGCTTGCCGACAATCCGAATCTTCCAGGGCACGTTCCAGCCGAAATATTGTGGCTGCTGTCCGAAAACTGCGGCCGCCCCGAAGTTTGTGGTTACCACAGCAACGCCGCTTTGCTTATCTACCATGGTGAGCTGTCCGGTCACGCCATCGGCATACACCCCGTAGTACCCATTACGGCAGCGAATCAGTGCCAGGCGGTTGTAGATGCCGCCGGTGGCAAAGCAAGCCTCAAGTTCGTCGCCCGCCCGCACAAGCTGAGTCGATGCGTACCAGTTGCCAGTCGCCTGCGAGCCCCAGAACATGAAAGGGTTGTCGGGATTGCTGGATTCAGGAATTGGCGATGCCGAGGTCCAGGTATCACCGGATGGCCATGCCACTTGTTCATTCAGCAGGCCACTCAGCGGCAGCGCCTCCACGAAACTACGGTTGATGTCGCCATCGTTCAGCCAGACACGCTTCTCCGCGAAATCCTCCAAATGGGACGGGTACAGGATGTACTCGTAGAGCAGATCGCGGATGTACAGGCGAGTCCTGGCCAGGAAGCGCCACAGCTGAGAGCCAGTAAGGGCTGTGTAGGTTTCAAGGGTATCGACCGTCATGTTGCGGTCGTTGCCGAAGTTGATGTTGTTCAGGTCGACCGCACTGTTGATCCGCACGACCCCTGTCCCTTTCCGCTCCATCCTGACCGTGCCATCAGTTCCGGCAGTGGACTTCGCTGCGGTGATTGCGCTGGCTGCATCCGTCGCGCCATCATCGAGACCGCCGAAGTCTCGGAAACTGACAACGTCCCGAAGCTTGTCGCGAACCGTCCGCCAGAGCGTCGCGCCGGCCTGGAACCAGGTGACAATATTCGCGCCCTTCGTAGCATCACTGGTGTTGCCCAGGTCCTGGCGGAGCGCGGCGTCCCCGCGCTGGACGAAGTTGTTCTGCTCGGTCGCCCAGTCACCAGTCGTGATGTAAGGCATCGTGACGCTGGGAGCCAGCCCATAGGAAATGCCGGCTCGGTCGAAAATCTGATTGCGGGCCGTCAGCGTGATTCCTGCTGCATAGGGACCGACATAGACGAACCCCGACTGCAGCAGGAAGTTCTGGAAGTCCTGCTCGATCCCGAGCCACGACTTTCGCTGCTTCCCCTTCCGATCCGGGTAGCTCGTGCCCCCGCCATTGACCAGCAGGTCCAGATTGCCGGCGTTGTCGAAGAGGTCCCGTGGATCGGAGGAGCCGTTGGGCTCTACAGGGTTCCCGGTGTTGTAGCGCATGGCGTCTCCTAGAAAGCAAAAGCCCGGCGCATGGCCGGGCTTTGAGGGTTGGTTGAATCAGTTGTCCGCGACGGCATCGTCGAAGGCGTACACGCGCTCGTCGTAGTTGACGCCTTTGACGGTGGCGCTCTCCAGGCCGCTTGGGTCGACGCTGGTCACCAGGACCGGGTGGATTCGCCCGAAAAGAAGGTGGGGCGGATCTCGATCCCAAGACACGTCCGGCGTGAAGTCGAGCGCGGCAATGCGCAGGCGGTACTCGTCAACCTGGGTTGCAGCCCAGGGCCCGCTGATCCGGCCGTCCTGTTGCCGCAGCGCCACCTGTGCGGTAGGCGTCGCGGCCCAGTTCAGCGGCTCGCTGCTTTCCAGCACCACGCCTGCTCCATCCGTTGTGTAGCCGAGCAATAGCGCGCTCTGGCCGCTGCCGGGGATGTCATCCGAGACGCCAGCAAGGCTCATGTACTCGCTGTTGTTGGCGTCCAGTTCGGTGGCAAAGCTGTGCGTCCAGCGGCGGTAGCGCTGCTCACTGCGGCGGCGCATGCCCATCTGATAGGCCTTGTTCCGACTGCTGATGCCCACTGCTGTGACTTTCTCCACGCGCTGGCCAGCATCACCTGGTAGCCGACATTTCACCGTCTCCACCTGCCAGGTGGTCCCGTCGACATACTCGACGTCGATGCCGTCATTGTCGTCCGGCACAGGAGCGGTGAATTGCCGGCTGAGCGAACCAGTCATGTTTTGCGCCGAGTAGGCCCAGACTTCCCCATCCGCCGCCGGCGAGGTGTAGTTGTGGTCGACGCCCTGCCGCAACTGATCTCGAACAGGACGCAGCAGCCCCCGGCTGATGGTCAGCTCGGCGAAGCCGGCCGCCAGCACGTCGCTGATGCACTCCTTAACCGTGCTGGCTGACTCGATCATGTAGTCGAAGGTATCGCCGCGCGCCTTGTACAGAGCATCCAGGGCGACCATTTCGTCCTGATCCAAGTCGGCATCGGTGTAACCGACGCTCAGCGCGATGTAGCGCATCCACGGGATGATGTCGCGTGTCGGTCGAAGATCATTGGTCCAGGCGCCGTTATCCAGGACCTGCAACTTGCGGGTCGCCACAACGGATATTTGGTTCTCCGACTGGGCCCCCAGTTTTCCGCCGCCGGCGACGTCCACCGCGAGCATCGTGACACCCTGGTAGGCGTTCGGGCTCGGCAGTAGCGACCGCAGGCCGTACCACTGGATATCGTCGGAGATGTCGGTCTTCTCCGAGTTCGCGCCGATGCGGCGCATCCGCACCTCTGGGACCATGGGGTATGGCAGGTTCACCTGCCTGGTGTAGCCGAGTTGGTTCAGCGTCTTGTTGGTGAACGTCTCGGTCACCGACGTCCAGGCTCCTGCGAGCATACGGTCGCGCCACTGCACCTCGTAGGTAACCGAGTAGTTCTGGAGCTGCCCGTCCTTGTTGATGCGCCCCAGGCCGTTGGTGAACATGATGTCGTATTCGAACGCGGTGGCGCGCTCGGCCTCCGGACAGCCCGCAAACGGCCCCGACCAATCGCCATCGGTGTTGCTGCTGTCCAGCGTCAGTACGGCCGAGGTGCTAGACAGCGAGTCAAAACCGGGCCAAGCACCGTCGGTGGTGCCGGTATCGGTAAGCCGCGCAAGGGTGAGAATGCTGGTGGTTGCCGCAGTGATGCGGAAGCGCAGGCCCTGATACCCGATCGCCGCCCAGCCAATCCCCGACCGCAGACCGGTCACCGGAGCGCCGCCAGTAGTGTTCAGCGTCATAGTGGCGGGATTGCCGCCCGCAGGTGCCGTGTAGGAGTTCACGACGTATAGGCCTGCGTTGTCGCCGACGACCTCGATCTTCATCCCGACGAAAGCGCCGAGCTGCGCCAAAGGTCCTGCGATCGTGTCGCGGCCCCCTACCCCGGTCCCGCTGGTGACGGTGTACTGATACTGCGCCTCGACACGCACGATCATCCCGGCCGCCCAACCCGAAGGGAAGCTGCCGGCACCGCTAGGCACGCTGACCTGGTTGCCGGAGAACAAGTACTGCTGCGCGCTCGCACTCTGGTCGATGGCGGTGGTGACGGTCAGGTCGATGCCGGCCGTTCCTGTCGCCGTGGCGCCGACTTCATCGACGGTGTGCCACCAGGCCGACGCGGGGTCGCCGGAAACATCCTGGCCAGGCTGGAAGATCGCGTAGCGGGCACGAGAGCCCAGCGAGATCAGCGGGGTATCGCCGATCTTGATCTCCGACGGATCGATCAGGAACGATCCCTTCCCCAGGCAAAGCAGCATCTGCACCCACTCTTCGCGGGGATTCACGAAGCGCCGGCGCGGCGGGACTGCGTAGTCGAGGTAGATGCGATTCCGGCCCGCAGCTTCGCGAACGATATCGCCAAACCTGACCGAGTTGGCCTTGGCCTTCGACCCTTCCAGCGGGTCGCCCTGGTTGGGCGAATTGCTGTTCGGCATCTTGATCCGGGGCATGAAGAGCTTCATCACCGCCTGCACGCCTTTGATGGCCGCGATGGTGATGGATATTGGATCAGTGCCCTTTGGCTCACGCCAAATGCGCACAGGGACATCGGGCCCAATCAGCGTTTCCGCCCAGGCGCTGTGATGGACCAGTCCGCCGGCCACCTCGATGCTCACCTGGCGCGCTGTTTCCGGCGAGTAGGTGCGGACGTTAATCCGGAGCCACTCGTGGAGCGTGCACTCCTCTTTCACCGGGTACTGCCGCAGCGGCTCAGGATCCAGCTTGTTCGCGAAGAATTCGATCACGGTAGAAGATCACCTTGGTGAAGATGTCGCGGTCTCGGAAGTCCTGCAGGCGAACGACTCGGGCTTGGGTGCCTGGGTTTATCTCCAGGACCTGCAGGCGCCCTTCTCGCTCGACGACCAGGCCGACATGGATGCAGAGGTCGCCATGCAGCGCAGCGGCGATCGCGCCAGGGAAAGGCCGGCACTCCTCAAGCGCGGCTGCCACCTGGGCGTGATAGGCGCGCTGAAAGGCTCGGGGATTGGTGTGCCGTACCTCGCCGAAGCTGGAGAGCATCGGCAGGCCGTAGAGCTCGTGACGCGCCAGAATCGTGAGGCCCCAGCAATCGATGCGCGGCAGGGTTCGGCCGCCGTCCTCGTAGATGGCGGATAGGTATCGCTCGATCATGGGTTACCCGACGTACTTGATGCAGGGGAAGGTGTCGGCGTTGTAGTTGTCGCGAGGGAACTTCACTCGGATCATGTCGAAGTAGCCCGCCTGCACCTCAACGTGCTCGACCTCAAGGGTTCCGCTGCGCACCGTCATGAAGTACGGGCGCTGCGCCGGCGCTGACAGGTTGGTGCTGAGGTAGAGCCGCAGAGTCAGACTGATCCGCTGCTCGCTGTCGATTGCTGCCTGGATCAGGTTCTGGGCCTGTCCGGTGACACCATCGATCGCGAACGTCACGCTCTGTGCCCCGGTGTTGTCCTTCTTCGGCATGGCCACATCGATGCCGCCGGCCTCGTAGGTCAGCACCCTGCCGTCTTCGGCTATTGCGGTGATGTTCTCGAAGCCATGGGTCAGCAGGATCGACGCCGGCCACGCGGGACAGCTCAACTCGACGCAGGGAATCAGGACCTCAGCGCCCGGCGATGCGAAAGCGACTTCGAGCGGATTCATGCGGTAAGGGCCTGCAGCTGTTCATTGGTGAGGCGCCGTGGGAAAAACCGAATGCGCCGGATGTGTCCGTTCCAGTAGCGGCCGCTGAGGCTGGCAGATGAGCCCACCTTCCCAGCGTTCAGGCCCACCGGTAGCTCGCCAGACGTGTCAGTGACCACTGACCCACCGTTGACGCAGAACGCGAAGTCATCTGGCCGATAGGCCATAGCCCACTTACGAGGATTGCCCGTTGCCGCAACTACGAACGAAGCAGAACTGACTCCTGCGGTTAGGACTGCACCACTGAGCGCACCAGTCGGCTGCTGGAAAAGCCCGAGACGACTACTACCAGCGCTGGAATTCCTGACTTCCCAAGCATAGGGTGCCGCTACTGCGAGTTGCCCAGCCGGGTACGCCTCCACGAACAGGGTTCCCTCTCCGGCGCTGAACCAGGGCGAAAGCGAGGCATGCGCGATGTCGTCAGCCGGGCGCGTAGCGGCAGCGGAAGCAGTGGGGAAGTAGCTCGTTTCAAACGGCCCCGCCTCCACCATGACGCCCCATAAAATGGGCGATCCACCACCGCTTACCCCGGACAGTCCTACACGAGCGGCATTGGTTTCTGCATTGACCAGGCTGGCAATCAACACGTACCGGTCATAGCCCAATGGGCCTGGGGTCTTGTACATGCTGTTAATCGCAGCACTTGTCACCGTGCCGGCCGTCATTGTCCCCGTAGTCGTGTTGACGCTGGCTATCGCGATCTGTGTGCCACCTACGTTCCGGAACTGCATATTGAAGTTGCCGGACCCTGGCTTCGCGAAAACAGTGAACGCATGGAGCGCTCCCGCCGCGACTGAGAATGTGGAACTCCGGACGATTGCAGAAGTGTTCGGCAGGGTCACGGTGTCAGCAGTCAGCGCTCCATCTGGCCCGGTCGTTGAGTTCGCGGCGACAGTTGCTGTTCCACCAAACTCCCATGCATCCAGCGCGGAACTGTTGGCAATGAGGTTCGCTCGACTCTCCTCGACCAGCAGACCGCGCAACGCAAGATCCACAGGGTCGAAATCGAACCTTGGGGTATTGGCCGCGACCATCTCGAACACACCGTACTCGTTGACCCGCCCTGCCGCAGCTGAACGGCTCAGTGCGAAGATGTCATTGAATGAAGTCACGATGCACTCCGAACGAAGTAAGTGCCCGCCACAAAGTCGGCGGAAAGAGTGTAATCAGGGGCAGATGGTATTGGCCCTTCCACGTACTCCGGCCACTCGATGTTCATCGCAAGGTCGATGATGTTCATGTTGAACCAGAGTTCAGGGAACTGATCCCAGTACGGCGGAATGAGGGGGCGCTCGCGCAACTCCAACGTCGCGGTAAACTCCCACAACATGCCTTGCAGCAACGAGGGGCCGCTGTACATCCCGGCGAACCTGCATTCGTAACTTGCAACATCACCGGCAGTTCCAGGGGTTTGCAGCTCAGCGGAGAACCACTGCGAGCCATCAATCAGCGTCCTGCTGAACCATGCCTCGAAGTAGGCCGCCTGGTTGTGCGTCATTCTCCAGGTGACGGTGGCCATGGTCGGGACGTTGGTAAACATCCGTCGCTGCCGCGCGCGCCCAGACTTCAGCTCAGTCCGCATAAGCGGACTCTGCGTTTGGAGCGCGTAGCCGGAAATCTGCGGAAGCGGCAGGTACTGGCCGGGATAGTCGATCATGAGCCCACCGTCTGTAGTCCGTATTTGCCCTGGAGCGCCTGGTGCACTTCGCCGTCACCCATGAGACTCGCCACCCAGGCATTCACCATTACCTGCCCATCCGGTCCGCGTGACTGCTCGACCTGCCCCGCCCGGCTCGCATCTTCATGCAGGTGAACCTCGACCTTTCCCGTCTGCTGTTGGTCGCTCGCCACCCGGTCAAGGGTTCTGTCGAGCTTGGCGCTAGTCTCAGCCGTGGTTACCCGCTCGCCCTTCTGCAGCAACCAGGTACCGTCTTCCGGAACCGAGTCGATGCCGTCGTGCGCCATGCCTGCGACCGCCAGCGCGCCGATTGACGCGGCCATCGGCTCAGCCACTGCCAGTGCCGCAGCCATAGCGCCTGGAGCCGCGAATGGGCCGACAATGGGAATTGCCGCGGTCGAGGCGAAGGCGGCAAGGCCAGCCTGCAAGGCAGTGGCCTGAGCATTCGCTGTTAGCGCTGTTGCCGCGCTCGCCTGCGTGGTTTTCCCCGCAATCAACTGGACCGCCTGTAGAACCAGCCACTGAGCCGCCATATCGGCCAGGGCGCGAACCATGGTTTCACCGATAGAGCGTGCAATGCCGTCGAAGACGTCATTCACATCCTCAGCCTGGGTGACGATGCTGTAGAGGCCATCGCTGATCGCAGAAGTCGAGCTATCCAGAATGCTGGTTACCGCGTCGGCGGCCTGCTGGTTGTAGTTCGTGGCGCTGTCGACGTAGTTCTGGAAGGCGTCGTTGACGCCGTCTATCCAGTTGGCCTGCGCCTCATCAACGCGGGCGTAATAGTCCTCCTGGATCTTCAGGCGCTCATCCAGCGACTCCTGCAGGATCGAGGTCTCTTGGTCGTACAACTCCTGGCTGATGTCGCCGGAGTTGCGCTGCGACGAGAGCTCTGCGAGCTTCGCGTCATAGCTCTGGCGGATATGGAGAATTTCCTGCAGGCGCGCGCGGTATTTATCTCCGGCGCCGGCACCAGCAAGCTCGATGTCAAATCCAGATGCGGCGGTGCTGTTTTCCTGACCGAGCGAAGCGCGGTAGGCGGCGGCCTTGGCGGCATCCTCGTTGGCCTGCTTC